CGGCCGCCGCACGAGAACTGGCGGCCTGACTTCGAGTACCTGCTGCGGGAGAGCGTGATCGCCAAGCTGTTCGACCGCGAGATGACGGAGGACGCGGCATGAGCTGGCGCAACCGTGACGAGGCGGGGCTGCGGGTTCCGCCGCACAGCGTGGACGCCGAGCAGGCGGTGTTGGGTGGCCTGCTGCTGGTGCCGCAGGCCCTGGACGAGATCGCCGACGCGCTGACCGAGGAGGACTTCTACCGCCGCGACCACCAGCTGATCTGGCGCGCCATCGTGACGCTGGCGCAGGCCCGCCGGCCGGTGGACGTCGTCACCGTGGGCGACTGGCTGCAGGAGCAGGGCCACGTCGATTCCGCCGATGGCGGTGCCTACGTGGTCGAGCTGGCGACCACCACACCGTCGGCGGCGAACATCCGCGCATACGCGGACATCGTGCGCGAGAAATCGCAACTGCGCCGGCTGATCGCGATCGGCACGGAGCTGGTGAACGCGGGGTTCGANTCCGGCGGCCGGAGCGCGACCGAGATCGTCGGCGAGGCGCAGAGCCGCATCGGTGGCCTGCTGGACCACGAGCCATGCGAGCTGGANCCGGTGGCGCCGGTGATGCAGCGAGTCTGGGACCGGCTGGAGCGCCGTGCCAGCGCGGAGGCCAGCGATGGTGTGCACGGGCTGCGCACCGGGCTGGACGAGCTGGACCAGCTGCTGGGCGGGCTGAAACCGGGCGGCCTGTACGTGCTCGCGGCCAGGCCGAAGATGGGCAAGACCACCCTGGCGCAGAACATCGCGGAGCGGTGCGCGCTGGGCGGTCGGCCGGTGGCCGTGTTCTCGTTCGAGATGCAGCCGGAGGAGCTCGGCGAGCGGATGTTGGCGAGCATCGGCGGGGTGAGTGCTTCGCGGCTGCGCGCGGGCGATCTGGCGGACGAGGACTGGTCGCGTGTGACCGCCGCCATGAAGAAGCTGCGCGGTGCCCCGATCACGATCAGCCGGCCGCGGAATGCCAGGGTGGAGCATGTGGTGGCGCAGACACGCCGGCAGCACGCCCGCCAGCCGCTTGGCCTGGTGGTGATCGACTACCTGCAGCTGATGGTGGTGGACGGCGACAACCGCGCCCAGGGCATCGGCGACATCACCCGCGCGCTGAAGCTGATGGCCGGCGAGCTGGAGATTCCGGTCCTGCTGCTGTCTCAGCTCAACCGGGAGGTCGAGAAGCGCCCGGACAAGCGGCCGATGGCATCGGACCTGCGCGACTCCGGCGCAATCGAGCAGGACGCCGACGCGGTGATCTTCATCTACCGCGACGAGGTCTACGACAAAGCCAGCCCGTACCGCGGCACCGCGGAGCTGATCGTGCCGATCCAGCGCAACGGCCCGCCGGGTGATGTCCGGGTGCAGTACATCCCGGAGCAGTTCCGGTTCCAGAACCTGCCGGAGTGGTGGCGGCCGGAGTTCCCGGTGGAAGACGAGACGCCGCGGCCGTCTGGGTTCAAGCGCCTGGCGAAGGGCAGGACCGCTGCGGCAGCGCGGGAGGTGGATGGGGCATGACCACCGAGGCCGCGAAGCGAATCTGCGCCAAGCGCGCCCGCCGGCCTGTGTACCTGTTGGTGCGCCGGCTGGCCGACCCTGAGACCGGCGAGCTTGTCGGCGCGCTGGTGCCTGCCAGTGCCATTGACGCCCGCCTGTTGCGCGAGCGTGGCTTCCATGTCGGCCGCGAGATCCGGGCCGAGCTGAAGCAGCCGCGCAACGTCGCCTTCCACCGCCTGGCACACGCGGTGGGGCACCTGCTTGTGGACAACGTGGAGGAGTTCCGNGACCTGACCGCGCACGAGGCGCTGAAGCGAGTGCAGCGCGCGGCCGGCATCTGCTGTGAGCCGTTCGAGATCGACCTGGGCCCGCTTGGGAAGGTGCAGGCGATGCAGGCTCGCTCGTTGGCGTTCGATGAGATGGAGGAGGACGAGTTCCGGGTGTTTTTCGAGGGGGTCACCGCGTACATCGNGGAGCACTACGCGCAGGTGATGCTGGATGAGGTGCGCGCGGAGTTCTGGGAGATGGTCAACGGCAACAGGATGGCTGCATGAAGCGTGAGCAGGCGATCCATTCCGCGCGCGTCTACTTGGCCGAGGCGCGCAACCGACGCGGGGAGCGTTTCTTCTGGGTGCTGCTGGCGTGGGCTGCGAGCGCTAGGCGGCGCGCCGCCGCCTTGCAGCCCAAGGTGCAGTTGGAGCTGTTCTGATGCGCCGTGGTCGATCCACAGGAGCCCCTACAGCTGCTCAGCGGGCGCGATTCCTCGCAATCCAGGAGGTCGGCTGCATCGTCGCCCGGGCGCTGGGTCTTGGCTACGTGCCGGCCGAGATTCACCACCTGACNGTCGGGGGCAAGCACGGCGCCCCGCGGCGAGGGCACGACTACACGATCGGCCTGAACCCATGGAGCCACCGCGGCGTGCCGTTCGGCGGCATGACCGCGGCGCAGTGCTATGCGCGGTTCGGGCCGAGCTATGCGCGCGAGCCGCGCCGGTTCCGNCAGGAGATCGGCAACGACGACTACCTGCTGGATCTGCAGAACACGTTGATCGAGGAGTACAGGAGGAAGACAGCAGCATGAAGCGCCACTACGCGCTGGCCTACGAGCAGGGCCGCCAGGCCCGACGGGCAGGCAAGAACCGCAACGCGAATCCGTTCCGCGGCAGCGCCAAGCTGTCGCGCGACCTGCACGCGGAGTGGGATCGCGGGTGGGTGGACGAGGACATGGAGCGGAAGCGGGGGAGGGCGGCATGAGGGGTGTGAACCTGCTGCGCGACGGCGCGCGTGCGACGGCCGAGGCAGTCAAGCGCCGGCTGAGTGGCATGAGCGAGACCTGCCACGTCTACGTCTCGCCCGACGGCGAGGTGGCGATCGAGCGTCGGGCCGACCCGCGAACGAAGCGGGAGCGGCCGGCCGAGTGGCTGGTCGGCACCTACAGCAGGAAGTCCTCGGTCTCCGACCTCGAGGCGGACTTGGAATGCCGACTGGATGAGATCCGCATGCGGGAGGCCGCGTGACGCNCCGAGTCACATTCGGCATTGACCCAGGCCTGAGCGGTGCTGTCGCCGCGCTGGTGGACGGCGAGCCGGGCCCGATCCTGGACATGCCCACGGCGCAGGCCGGGGAGTGGCGCGAGGTGGACGCGGCCGCGCTGGCGGACTGGCTGGACGGGGTGCGTGCCCAGCACCCTGGTGCCTACGTGTCGGCCTGCATCGAGAANGTGGGCGCGCGGCCTGGCGACGGCGGCACCAGCGCNTTCCGGTTCGGCGACAGCTACGGCCAGGCCCGTGGGGTGCTGGCGGTGCTGGGCATCCCGTACAGCCGGGCCATCCCGGCCGTGTGGAAGCGCCACATGGGCCTGCTGGGCACCGACAAGGACGCGGCCCGGCAGCTGGCCATCGCCCGCTTCCCCGGCGCGGCGCCTCTGCTGCAGCGGAAGAAGGACCACGGCCGAGCCGACGCGCTGCTGCTGGCGCTGTGGCACGAGAACACGCAGCTGCTGGGGAGGATGGCGGCATGACCCGATCGCTGGACCCGCTTGGCCTGAGTCGGCCGGAGGCAGCGGCGGAGAGCCGGATGCGGGAGCGGTACCGCGCAGCGCTCCGGNAACGCGGCCTGTGCGCGTTCTGNGCGTGTCGCGAGGAGACGTTCGCGGTGGTGCACTGCCGGGGCAAGCCGGAGCGCCAGCGCGGCATGTGCCAGCACGACGGCCGGCAGCCGGTGTTCCGGCTGGACGAACAAACCCTGATGGAGTTCCGAGATGCCGCCTAAAGCAGACGACCCGATCATCGAGCAGCTGCGGCGGTGGGGCGCCGCCCAGGTGAACCGCTACGCGCTGTGCCGCTCCGACCGGAGCAGGCATGTGCTGGAGCAGGCCCGCGACTTGGCGCCGGGCACGATGGAGCGCGCGCTGCGCCAGCTGGTCGGCCGAGATGGCCGCTCCCGCCGGAAGTTCATGGCGGAGCGGTCCGGGGTGCAGGGGATGCGGATCCTGCCGGTCTGGGCGGTGGATCCGGTGCGGGCGGCCAACGACGCGGACAAGCCNCACGACAACCCGGAAGTGGCCGTGGACATGGGCATTCCCGATGACCTCCGCTGGCTGGACCGGGCCATCGCGTCGATGGCGCGNCAGTACCCGCTGCGCGCACTGATCGTGAGGACGGAGTTCACCGTGTCTGCCAGCCAGGCGGTGAAGGCNGCGCAGGTCCGGCAGCAGTACGGCGGGGCTCTGTCGNTGTGGCAGTACCGNCGGGAGCTGCAGCGCGCTGTTGACTGGCTGTCCGGCCACAAGCAGGCGGCGTGATCGCCTGGCCGGCTGCTGCGCGTGAGCGTTTATGTATCGTTCATGTATCGCATGCGCGCGAGGATGTGCGGCTATTCCGGCGCGCCCCCTTGCGTCGTTGCACACGCAGGAGTAGGGTTTTTGCGATCGTCAGAAAGTGTATCTCGAGCCCGGCAAAAGCCGGGCTTTGCTTTATGCGGGTTCCGTTCGGCGCGGCGGTCGTCGAGCGGACGCAAGGGCCTGGGTGGAGGCCGCCCGCGCCAGCTCTCCGGTGACCAGCAGCGGTCGGATTGGCGCCCCGCAGATGCGGGGCGTCTCTTTTCGCGGACAGGCGATGGCAGAACTGAAACGCATTCTGGCCGACGCGGTCGAGCCGGCGCTTGGCCTGTTGCCTGGGCAGATGGACAGCGACAGGGCGCGCTTGATGCTGCTGGCCATCGGCCTGCAGGAATCGCGCTTCGAGCACCGCCGGCAGATCGGCGGCCCTGCCCGAGGCTTCTGGCAGTTCGAGCGCGCCGGCGGCGTCCAGGGCGTGCTGCGTCACGCCGCGACCCGGGAGCTGGCCAAGGCCGTGTGCGCGGAGCGGGGCGTGGCCGCCGACGCCACGGCGGTGTACGAGCGCCTGGAGCACGACGACCTGCTGGCATGCGCGTTCGCCCGCCTGCTGCTGTGGACCGACCCGCANCCGTTNCCGGCGCTGGGGGATGTAGCGGCGGCGTGGCAGTACTACCTGCGTACCTGGCGCCCTGGCCGGCCGCATCGGGAGACGTGGGACGGCCTGTACGCGCAGGCTCTTGGAGCCGTGGTGGCAGCATGAGTGAGATTGATGTGGCGGCCCCGTGGTGGATGGCCGGCGGCGTCGCGGCGTTTTGGCTGCTGCGCGAGACGTGGGGCGCGATTCTGA